CAGTAGATGACGCTTGTAAAATTCTAGCTGGTAAGGTGTACATTGCCAAGCTCAGCGAGAAAGATCCTAACGATATGCTCCTCAAAGGTAAAGCAGAGGAGATGAAATGGGAAGTACTTAAACATGCTAGGCAGTACATGCCTGACAACATTGTCAACTATGCAGATTGCTGGGACAGGTATAAGAACTCTCGTAACCAGACCTGCTTTCCTTTCCCTGAGTCTTGGAAAGAACTGAACAACAGGACTTACGGCGTACGGCTAGGTGAACTAATCACAATCACAAGCGGATCAGGTTCAGGAAAAACGCAATGGATGCGTGAACTGAAGCACCACTTCCACGAGACAACAGACTTTAAATTTGCAGACATCGCCCTCGAAGAGGATGTCGGTGATTCTATAGCAGGTTTAGTCTCCCTCCGTCTCAACAAAAGAATATCACTTCCAGATGTTAAGATAGATCCAGAAGAAGAGCGAGCCGCATTTAACTATTACTTTGAGTCCGGACGGTGGACAGGTTACGATTACTTTGGAGGGCTCGACGATGATAACCTTTTCTCTAAGCTTAGATTCTTCGCAGCAACAGGACATAAACTTGTCTGGCTGGATCACCTTTCCATAATAGTATCTGAGTACGCTGCTGAAGGTGGAGAACGAGAAAGAATAGATACAATCATGACCAAGCTTGCTAAGCTGGTCAAAGAACTTAACATAACAATCTTCCTAATCGTCCACCTTAAGAAGACTTCCCAAGGTACATCCTTCGAAGAAGGTGCTACCCCCTCACTAGATGACCTCCGAGGTTCTGGTTCCCTCAAGCAGCTGTCCATGACAGTCATTGCTCTCTCCCGAAACCAGCAGCACGATGATCCATTCTGTGCTAATACATCCAAAATTACAGTACTCAAATGTCGATTCACCGGAAGGACAGGCACAGCAGATTACCTACACTTCAATGATAAGACAGGAAGGATGGTCAATGTACCATGTCCTCCTAACTACGAGCCTGAAAGAAGAGGTAGTGGTAGTAGGTCTCAGATATCAGCTGGGAGTTTCTAATGGTAAAGAAGATAGCTTACTACAATGAGGTAGATCCCTACGCTGTAGAGTGGTTACGGACTTTAATAAAGGAAGGGCACATTGCCCCAGGTATAGTAGATGATAGGAGCATAGAGGATGTCACCCCAAACGACCTCGAGGGATTTAACCAGTGTCACTTCTTCGCAGGAATTGGTATCTGGTCTCTCAGTCTTAAACAAGCCGGTTGGCCAGATGAACAACCAGTGTGGACAGGATCATGCCCGTGCCAACCTTTCAGCCAAGCAGGCAAGAAGGTTGGGTTTGCTGACCAGCGGCACCTATGGCCGGCCCTCCACTGGCTCATCAAACAATGTCAACCTGATGTTATCTTTGGTGAACAAGTACCAAGCAAGGACGGTCTTTCTTGGTTCGACGTTGTACAATCTGACATGGAAGGAGAGGACTACTCCTGCGGGGGTGCCGTTCTATGCGCAGCAGGCGCGGGCTTGCCACATATTAGGCAAAGGTTATTCTGGGTTGCCAACGCCAACAGCAGGAGAATTCCGGGATTTCAGCCAACCACAAATCTTAGCCAAGTTGGACAAAGGTGGTCGTGTAGCAAGATGGATTTGCAGCAGATCCTTGACAGCCCTTTCTTACAAGGGGACTCTTGGCCTCAACCCCTGCTTCGCTCGATGGATGATGGGTATACCACAAGAGTGGGACGACTGCGCGCCTACGGAAACGCCATCTCTCCGTATGTCGCAAAAGAATTCATAGAAAGTTATTTATCGACAAGGACTCTCATCTAACCAACCATTTTAGGAATCAATCAAAGAGGAACTAAATGGACAAACAAGTATCTAAAGTGAATAAGTCTGACGGAAGAGATCTATGGAGTATGAGCTACTCTTTAGGCAAGGAAGCCTTCCGTCTAGGATTCCAAGGGCCATTACAATTAACAGGCAATGCCCTACGAGAATGGGTGTTTGGTTGGCATGAGGAGAAAGATAATGGCAACTAGTCTACTGCGAGATGGAATGATAATAATATCCTGTTGTGTGTACTTGGAAGAACACCGACACACTCTGGGTATACTGATACAGGTATTTAACAAACTTGTAGGTATTGAGTAATGGCAGAAAAGAAGGAGAAGTGCGTTCACTGTGGCGAAAAGATGGAAGCATGGACGGTGGTTTGCCCGCACTGTGGTGGAATTAATGGGCACAATCGTTAAGCCGTATAACACCTTGGGTATATAGTGGAGGAGTTACTTAATGTGGTTAACAGATTCTAAGGAACAAAAAGAAATTGATGATGTCAAAGAACACAGACCTATCTGCAAGGAACTCATCCATACTTTTATAGAGTATTGGGGTGAGAACAAAAAGAGATGTGTAGACTGTGGTTACGAAGAAAAGATTATTATAAAGGAGTAACCATGAAAGTACACCCTTCCACCTTCCTCGTCTTTGATCTCGAAGGCGATGGTCTCTACCACCAGTGTACTAAGTTACACTGCGCTGTCACTAAAGACATACTAACTAATGAAGTTAAGAGGTATGTCTTCCCTCAAGACTTAACTGAATTCCTTACCAACCTTACCCACTATGAATATCTCTGCTCTCATAATGGTATTGATTACGACTTACCTATCCTACAGAAATTATGTGGATGGAAACCGAAGAAGCACCACAAGATTGTTGATACCCTCGTGATGTCCCGACTCCTCAACCCAGATCGTGTAGCAGTTGAAGGGACACGGGCCCCTCATTCAGTTGAGGCATGGGGTAAAAGACTAGGCAGATGGAAGCCGGACATAGAAGACTGGAGTGTCTTTACCCCAGAGATGTTACACAGATGTGCAGAAGATGTTGAGATACAACACATGATCTTCCAGACGTTATGTCATGAGGCGGGGTTAAAGAAGAATGAATGGGACATTGTTAACCCAGAGTCTTACAGTAAGAACGTACCTAATTGGGCACTATCTCTCAAGCTAGAGCACAAGTCATCTTTGATCATGAGAGACCAGCAAGAGAATGGTGTATACTTCGAGAAGGAGAAGGCAGTTGAACATGTCAATACTCTTGATGTTCTGATTAATAAGCTTACCTCTGAGATAACTGAAAACATCCCACCTAAACCTAAGCAGAAAGGGGTAACAATCAATGCACCATTTAAAAAGAATGGCGAACTCACTAAAGCAGTTATCGATTGGAAAAAAAATGCCCGTGACATTCATGGTGATCTATGGGATGTTTCTGTTGCAGGTCCTTTCTCTAGGATTGATTGGTCTTATATTAACCTTGGATCTTCTGTTCAACTTAAAGAGTGGCTATACTCCATAGGGTGGGAACCAGATGAGTGGAACTATCACAAGACTGACAGAACATCAGATGGGGATCGTGTCCGAACTTCTCCAAAGGTTACAGAGACATCGCTTGAGTACATACCCGGTGAGATCGGAAGGAAGTTATCTTTACGTAGTAAGGCTTCACACAGAAGAAATCAAATCACTGGTTGGATCGGAAATACTAGATCAGATCATAGAATACAGGCTGAAGCGAACCCTCAAGGTACTCCCACTGGGAGAATGAAGCACAGATCAGTAGCTAATATACCTAAGGCTGACTCAGATAAGGAGACACATGAACTTATTTGGTACCCTGAAAAACAGAACGTCTTCTTTGGTACAGAGATGCGGTCTCTATTTTCTTCTGGCCCCGATCCTGATGTTGTTCTCGTTGGTAGGGATGCTAGTGGTCTTGAGCTTAGGTGTTTTGCTCATTACATTAATGATCCCAGTTATACCGATATTATTCTTAATGGTGATATACATACTTATCATCAAGAAATGGCAGGTCTCGAGACTAGAGACATGGCTAAGACATTCATCTACGCCTTCCTCTACGGAGCAGGAGATGCAAAGATTGGATCAATCGTCTTACCAAATGGATCTAGTGAAGAGAGAAGGAAAGTGGGTGCTGACCTTAAGAGACAGTTCCTCGCCGCCAACCCCGAGCTCGCAAGACTTATCAAAGGGGTGAAGAAAGCTAGTCGTCGTGGGTACCTAATTGGTATTGATGGACGTA